AGAGCGCGGGATGGTGATCGTAGAGGCCGACGAGGCCAAGGCCGGCCAGCGCATCCTGGTGCCCCTGAACAGCCAGGCCAAGGCGATCCTGGCCGCCCTGCCGGAGCCGCACACCGGCCGCGTCTGGGGCGATCTCACCCGCGTGTGGTGCAACACCTGGAAGGCCTCGTGCAAGCGCGCCGGCGTGCCTTGGCTGCGGTTCCATGACCTGCGCCATACCTGGGCCAGCTGGCACGCGATGGCCGGGACCCCGCTGTCGGAGCTGCAGGAGCTGGGCGGCTGGCACTCGCCGCAGATGGTGCAGCGCTACGCGCACCTGTCGCCGGAGCACCTGGCCGCGGCGGCCGAGCGGGTCACGCTGTGAGGGGGATGGGGTGGCTGATGGGGCTCGAACCCACGACCACTGGAATCACAATCCAGGGCTCTACCAACTGAGCTACAGCCACCTCTGACTGCTTGGAATGGCACAAAAACGGCACATTCCTGAATTTTTAACCCTGCGGCGCCTTATAAATCAACAGCTTAGCGAGACAAAGTACCGGTATCACAATCGGAATTGACAATCCTAACCTATTGATTGAGCGTTTCTCAGCGTTGAGTGACGCATGCCGTGTCACGTTTGTGCGGCACAAAAGTGGCACAAAAAAATGCCCCGGCTGAGCGGGGCAAAACCTCGTTGTGGCAACTGCGAGGTGTTCTATCTTGTCGCCAGGACGTACAGGCCGACGTTGCTAAAGGCGTAGCCCGCGTACACCACGCACATGGGCAGGTTGCCCTTCAGGCCCTGCTCCACGGCGATCCAGGCGTAGATGGCGCCTGTCAGCGCGATCAGCCAGCTGCTCATTGACGCGAGGACCTGGCGGCCAGCTTGCGCCGGATTTCTTCAGCCTCCTCCTCGGCCACCGGCTCGGCAAGCTGGAACAGGGTGCCGTCCTCGACCATCTTGTGAAGCTGCGCAATCATTTCCTGCAGCTCCTCCTGTGTGCCGTCGAAGTCGTCAAAGCACCCGGGCGCGAATTCGATCTGGGGTTTCTTCTCGCTCATGGTCAATCGGCAAACAGCCGCCCTCTGAAGTAAGCCCGCCCATCGTCGCGCACGGCGCAGAATTCAGGGTGCAGCAGCACCCCCTCCTTCCACGTCAGCACCGCGAACCCTGACTGCCAGTTGAACCCGGGCTTGCCCAAGCGGTAGTCGAACTCCTGCTGGTCGTCATCGGCCAGCATCCCCGTCTTGATGCCGTAGTGCGTGCCCTTGAAGCCCTTGTGCGCTTTGCAGCCTAGCTCATGGGTGTGGCCGGTCACTGTGTGACAGCCACCCTTTAACACGTCGTTCCAGCCGCTATGGATGCCCGCGTGCCAGTCGTGGATGATGACCATGTCGTCGTTGACGTCGATGCGGTCAGAGTCCATCCACTGCGGCAGGTGGTCGCGCAGGGTGAACCCGGCAATGCCCTCGTACTGGGGCACCATCGACGACAGCCGCGACTCAAACCGCGCGCAGTGGTTGCCGTAGGTGCGGAACAGGTGCGTGCCCGGCACGATCGCCCGCTCGATGTCGCCGGTGCGCTCCAGGACCGCCTCGAGCTCCTGCTTGACCGTTGGGGCCTGTTTCCAGCGGATCCTGGGGTGCCGGCTGATGCTGCCGCCGTCCAGGATGTCGCCGTTGAGCACCACGGCCTTGACCTCGCGGCCAAGCTCGGTGATCAGGTTGCACAGGGCCTTGTGCGCCACCGGGATCACGCCTGGCGAGTAGTGGGCGTCCGAGCCCACCAGCACCACCCCCTCGTGAATCTCCAGCCGGTTGACGTCCCGGCGCGAGGACATGATCGCCCGCAGGGCCGTGGGGTCGTGCTTTTGCGCCTTGGGACTGTTGGCCACCAGGGCGATGCCGTGGCGCTGCTCGATCGATTCGCGCCGCAGGTAGATGGCGCGAACGCTTAAGCCGAGCTGCTCGCTCAGGCGTGCTGGCGAGCCGCCGGCCGCGTGCCAGGCTGCAATGAACTGCTCATCCCTTTTCTTGCTGGGGTAACCCATCGACCGCTCCAAACAGGACCACCTCAAGCACGTTGATCACCCCGTGTTCTGCAGCCTCAAGCTGCTCGGGGGTTGCGCCACGGTCCTGTGCAGTAGCGATCAACTCGTAGAGAAAGACATGCAGCACCTCGTGCAGCGCCGTCTGAGATAGCGACTGTTCGTTAATGGTCGTCGCACCGAAGTCGCCGAGTCGGTACGTGGCCAGCTTGGCCTGGTCGTTCATTAAGACCGAGGCCATGGCATCAGTTGCCGGCCGCTCGCCGCGCTCCATGCGCCAGCGATGCAGCCCCAGCACTGCTTGCCAGTGCTTGATGTATTGGTCGAACTGTTGGGCTTGTTCGCGGGTGGGGGCGTTTACTGCTTTTGACACACGCCCCTCACGTAAGCCTGCAGTCCTATGACCTGCGCCGCCAGTCGGTCAGCATCTTCTGCCACTCCAACAAGAGCTGATGCACACGCTCCGAGTAGCTGCCCTTCAATGGTTCCAGCATCAGCTCGGATGGGGGTGGCGGGAGCTTGGGGGGCGGCACCACGGGCGGCGAGCTGGTCGCGCAGCCGGCCAAGCTCAGCGCGAGCACCAGCAGCGGCAGCCTCAGCCTTGCGTTTGTCTTGCACATATCTGTCCTCCAGCTTCTTGCGCTCGGCCACCAGCTCCTGCTCGCGCTCGCGGGCGGCCTTCTCTGCGGCCAGCTCCTTGGCCTGGTACTCAGCGCGCACGGCCTTCTTGCCGTTGGTGTAGGCCTTCCAGTGCGTGCCGGCCAGGACGACCAGCACAATGGCCACGATCACGAGCCGGATGTACATAGTCGGTACTCCTGCTGCCGCCTGATCGTCAGGCCCCGTAGTGGTTGCCCCTTGAATTTGTCCCAGCGCAGGATCTCCGCGCAGGCGCCGGCGTAGTCCTCGGCGTTCAGCTTTCGGACCAGGGTGCTGCCGCAGAACGCGGTCGGGCCGATGTTGTAGGACAGGCTGATGTAGGCGTCGTACTCAAACTGGTGCAGCGGCACCTTGACGCATCGTTTGAGGGCGCCCTCGTACTTCTGGACGTCCTGCAGGGCCCTGGCTAGGGCCTTGGGAGGGGTGATCGTGTCGCCGGGCTTGACGCCCTCGGTGGTCCCGAATCCGATCGTCGGAACGTCACCTGGGACCGGTGTGTAGGCCCGGTCGCTGTAGCCCTCGTGAAGCGCGATGCCGACTAGTGCTGTAGCACTTAGTGCTAGGCCGGCGAGCTTCACGCGGTCCATTTAATCCTCGTCGCGCATTCGCTTGTCGTGCTCGGCCTGGCGTCGCTTGTCCTCTTTGTGCTTGTAGAACCAGTTGACGCCGAGGCCGACGATACCGATGCCGAGGCCGGCCAGCATTCCGAATTCAGAGGAGAGGAACCATGCCACCACGCTGGCACTTGCGCCGGTGTAGGTCGCTTTGCTGCCCGCGGCCGCCAACGTGGCGTCGAGTGTTGCGTGATCTGCTGACACAGCTTGCTCCTCAGTCGTCTGACGGCGCAGCATCTGGCGCCTCCTTGGGGATCTGCTGCTCGGCCTGCGCGCGGATCTTGGCCGCCAAGGGCCAGATGTTGGTGCTCGTGGGCTGCGCACCCATCAAGTCCAGGACCAGGTTCACCTCGCGCAGGTCTAGCTTCAGGTCAATTTGCATGCGAATCTCCGTGGGCGTCGTGGGTGTTGGGTTTTGCTTGTTGTATAGCGATTATCTCACCGCTTCACTCGTAAATCAGGTTGATCGTGCCGCCGTCGAATGTCCCCGAGCTGTGCACCGACAGCTTGACGCTGGTGAGCTCGCCGCCCAGGGAAACGTCCCCGGAGCTAAAGCACAGGCGGCCGGTCGACGCCTTTAGGCTGGTGGACATGACCCAGACGTTGGTATCGATTTCGGCCAGGTCGATGACGCCGGAGAAGGTGTCAGAGTCGGCCACGCTGAACGCGGGCATGAAGCCGATGTTGTCGAAGCCGGTTGTCGGGTAGGCGTTGTTGGTGACGCTGGCAACGGTTGAGTTGTAGCCGCTGCCGACGTACCCGCCCGAGGTGCCGAGCTGGACGCGGAACCAGGCGTTGCTGCCGCCCGTCACCGACACGTTGCGCAGCACCAGCTTGATCTTTTTGGGCCACGCCGGCAGGCCGGTGAACTCGTAGTTGTTCTGGCCGTTGGTCGTGACCGCGGTGGAGCGGGCGCATGCGCCGCCGGTGGCCAAGGGTCCGCCCGTGCTCACGGCTTGTGCAAGGATTGCTGGTGATCCCACTTGGGACTCCTTTCGATGTTCTGAAAGGGGCCCACGCGGGGCACCTCAGTTGCGTTTAGGAATTGTCGGCCAGGTCAGGCCTCTGCGGTTTCGATCACACCCTGGAACCAGCCACCTGCGAACGTCCTGCGGGGGTTGGCTGGCAGCACGACGTTGCTGGCCATCTCAGCCGGCAGCACGCCCTCGCGGAATCGCACGTTGAGATGCCACCCAGGCATCGGCACGGGCGGCGGCGGGTTCTCCGGGTCAGGGATCGGCTGCTCCTCGTACATCACGCCGATGACGTCGAAGTCGATGTTTGGCGCGGACAGGGCCTTGCTTTTGACCACGGGCGCAGGCGGCTCCTGGCCGGGCTGCACAGGCGGCTGCGGCTCGTACTCGTACTGCACCCACCCCTGCGCGTCAGCGGCGGCCCACCAGGCGGCCTCGTCGGGGAAAACCAAGCGGTAGTCGTTCATCTTGTTCTCCTTAGCTGGTCAGGGCCTGCAGGTTGGCGTTGGTCACGCGGATGGGGTAGTAGGCGATCTTGCGGATGGTGCCGTTAATCGCTCTTGACAATGCGTAGTTGCTTCCACCGCCGATAACAAGCGATGTTGTTACAGGCGCTACACCAACGCCGGTATTAAGTTGCACAGCGCCGCCTGAAGCAACAAACGGGTAGCTAGAAGTGGCGTAAGCAAAAACAATCTTGTTGGATAAAGTATCTGAAACACCTGAAATGTTTAGGTTTGCCAAATTAGTTCTATAACGCCAGCCAGCAGCAGAATCGCGGTGAACTGTCATGTTCAAACCGCCTGCACCTTCAAGCGCAACAATATTGGCGTTGTTACCAGCCCCATTACCAGAGGTCAGTTGAAACTCTGTGTACACCGTCCCCTCAGGTGCGCTATACCAACTGCTGAAGTTCGTCCCCGTCATGCTTGCCGCATCAGCGTTGCGCGTGACAGATGCCGCGACGGTGGGGATGTAGGAGGTGGCGAATGCGCCTGCTTCTAGTTGAGCGCCCCAGATGAAGAGGCCTGAGAAGCCGTTGCCGGTGTAGGAAGTGGTTGTGCCGCTTTGCACCAGAAAGAACTGAGCGACTTGTTGGTTTACTGGACTTGCATTTGACAGGCCAGTCGCGGTGCAGCGATACCAACCATTCCCCGCCGGAGTAATTGAAGCTGATGTGAAAGCCCCTGTGTTAGTGACAACAGTGCCAGCAGACAAATCAAATACAGCAGTCGAAAAAGAAGCCCAAGCGCTGCCAGAGCCGCCGATCTGGAATCTCGTTCTTTCTCCAGCTTTTGCGTAAACGCTTACTGTGTACGAGGTTGATGCAGCGAATGTTGCCAAATAATGCAGGAAGTGTAATCCGGTCGAAGTGTCCTCCACCAGTTTGTCTGCAGTGATTGCCCCGTCTGGCGCAGTCAATGTATTTGCGGAAACAGTACAAGCGTTCTTCACCCAAACCGCATTGTCAAATTCCTCACTCCGCAGCACCAAATTCGTCCTCTGCTCCTCAATCAGCAGACCCAGCGACTCATCCGTGATCGGGTTGTGATCGAAGCGCGCCACGCCTGACGCAGCGGTCATCAGCTGCGGGATGTAGTTGGTGATCGCCTGCGTGGTGGTTGCGGTGTAGGCGGTGACAGAGGAGCGCACCTCGATCTGAGCACCCCAGAGAAGGACGGTTTCTGTTCCAGCAGTAGTCCAGCTTTCGTTGTAAGCAGCAGTTGCAGAACTAATTAGAGCAAAGCGAACCGCGCTTATAGCTAACGGAGTGAAAACAAAACTGCAGCGATACCAACCATTTCCTGCATCTGTTATTGATGCAGTACCCGCTGCTCCAACCGTGCCAAGAGCGCCAGTAGATAAATTGAAATTTGCGTAGTTAATTGAGGCATTTCCTTGGAAAATTTGCAAAAAGCTGTGAGTACCGGCTTTTGCAAAAATAGAAATTACAATGGGCGCTCCAGAAACAGTTGTAGGTTGCTGAATGTTGTGTACAGACGTACTAGCAGATGCCGTTAATGTGTCCGCAGTTGTAGTGCCGTCAGGCGCAGAAGATGTGTTTGCAGTGACTGAGCAGCCTGTTTTCGTCCAGTCAGTGGTGTCAAACTCCTGTGAGCGCGTAAACAGATTCTCCTCAGCCTTCGCCGTCGTCACCCCGTCGTAGAAGGTGGCCGTGGTTGCTCGGGTGAAGGTGATGCGCGGGTCGAGCGCCTTGGTGTTGGCGAAATCAAGCAGCAGCGAGGGCTTGATCGAGGGGAAGTTGGTTGCGATGGCCATTGGTCACTCCTTGCTTGTTCTCAGCACTTACTGCCCAGCCCACCAGACGATGAATTCAATTTCATCGTTCAGTGCCGCGCCGGTCGTCAGCGTCAGCGTCGTGCTGTTCGTTTCGGTGTACTCAGTCGTGTAGAGCTTCACGCCGTTCTGGTAGACGTCGATGAACCCGGGCGTGTAGCCGCCGGTGATCGTGAACGCCGTCTGCCCTGCGGTGGCGAGCTGTCGCTGCGCCTTGCGATACGGCCGCGCCAGGTACGCCAGCGCGCCCAGGTACTGGTTGAGCGGGATCTCGTTGGCCGCGGTGCCGATGTCGGTCTGGTCGACCGGGTTGTTCACCGGGTTGAACGTCACCCACGCGGTGCCGGTCCACACCTTCATCACGTTGCCGACGCTGTTCCAGTACAGAGCACCCGTCAGCAGCGCGTTGCCGTCGTTGTCGACCGTCGGGTCCACCGTCTTGGCGCCCAGGTAGCGATCGTCGAACGAGTCGAAGCTGTTGGCCGCGTTGGTGGCCGACGTCGCAGCGCTGGAGGCGCTGTTCGATGCGTTGGTCGCGGAGGTGGAGGCCGATGCAGCGCTGTTGGATGCGTTGGTCGCTGACGTCGCTGCAGCCGCTGCAGACGCGGCCGCCGACGTCGCGCTGCCCAGGATGCTGTCGGTGTAGTTCTTGGTCGCGGCGTCCTGGGCGTTAGTCGGATCAGCCAGGCCAGTGATCTTGTTGGACCCCATGGCCAGGTTGCCCGACATCGTCCCGCCAGTCAGCGACAGCTTGCCGTTGAGCAGCGTGTCGGTCTGGGTCTGGGTGTAGGCGTCGGTGATGCCGTAACCGCTCAGGGTTGTGGGATTCGTACCAGCCGTGACACGACCATACAGGTCGACCGACACCGAGCGGTACGTCCCGGCCGACACGCCGGTCTGCGCCAGGTCGATCTCGTCGGCGCCCACAACGATGCGCGAAGCCGAGGCCGTGTTGACGTTCAGCGTGTTGCCCGACTTGGTCATGCCGGTGCCGGCCGTGATCTGGCCCGCGCCGGAGAACTGGTCGAACGTCACCGCAGTCACGCCCAGCGTGCCACCAGGGGCGATCGTGCTGACCCAGCCGCTGTTGTCGTTGACGGTGCCGTCCTCGACGAACACGAACGCGCTGACCAGCTCGTCCCAGGTGTTGGCGTCTGCTGAGCGCGACCAGGCGCCGGCAGCGGCCACGTAGATGCCGTTGTCGGCCGCGGCGCTCTGGTTCTTCACCAGCACCCGGTCGCCGGCGATCACCGACACCCCGTCAATCGTCTGCGCGCCCGACAGCGTGATGTTGGCCGTCGTGGCCGCGCGCACGCTGGCCTTCACGTCCAGGCCCTGCGCGACGCTGTCGACGTAGGCCTTGGTCGCCGCATCACCGTCAGCCGTGGGCGTTCCCAGGCCGGTGATCTTCTGGTTCGACATGGCGATCGCGCCTGTCATCGTGCCGCCGGTGGTGGCCAGGCGCGTGGCGACCTGCGTGTCGACGTAGCCTTTGTTGGCCGCGTCCCCGTTGTTGGTCGGGTTGGGCAG